ATTTAGTTGGGGTTGGTTTTAAAGCTTTGTGCAAAAATACATGCGGTAAACTTAATACAGCTAGTGGTGCATATTCTATGCTTAATAATACTACTGGTGGTTGTAATACAGCATATGGGTATGGTAGTTTACATGATAATACAACAGGAGGTAATAACGCTGCTGTTGGTGCGTGTGCTGCTTTTAATAATACTACAGGCATTAATAATGTAGCTGTTGGTGTTAAAGCTTTGTTTCAAAACACTACTGCTACTCAAAATACTGGTGTTGGTATGTTTAGTTTACAGAATACTAGTACAGGTGGTAATAATACAGGTCTTGGTTACGGTACTTTGTATAGCAATTCAACAGGAACCAATAATATTGCGCTTGGTGCATGTTCTTTATATGCTAATACATCAGGAGCTGGTAATACAGCAGTTGGTTATCTTTCTATGTGTAATAATACTTGCGGTAATAATAATACTGCAG